CTATCAGGGTGCTATGTTCGCTCCGGGTGCTATCGGATTCGCTACCGGTATGCCTGCAGCTCTTCCGGGAGCCGCTCAGACTATGGAGATGGGAGAGGTTATGGTCGAGATGGATCGCGATGCTACTAAAGCATTGACTCGCATCGTGGGCCATTGCTATCTTGGTATGGCTATCATCGATGATGATCGCGGAGTCGAGATCGCTACTCTGGTATAATCTTAATCGGTTATTTTTCCTTGGTGAAGAGGGGAGGGCTTCCTCTCCTCTTTTACCGTAATCTTTAAACGAGGTACAACATTATGAGCAATACATTCACCCCCCAGCCTTGGGCTCCCCAGCGAGCGAATCCGCAGGCCTCTCTCCCGGAGCCTCCGAACCATCCATTCTACTTTAAATGGCATCCCTCGAACTGGGTTTTTTACTACTTCGAGATCGAAGTAAAGAGCGGGAAGGGAACGAAAAAAGAGAAGCGCGGATACTTCCTACCGAATATCCGAATGGAGTACGTAGTACCCGGGGTTAATGGTATTCATCAGATACAAGGGGAACTAGGTAATCCGGGCTCGCGCATCGGGAAACTTCAGCAACAGGGATGGATATATCTCGCTCCTGAAAAGCATCAATATATTAACGTTTATCCAGTTCGAGGAGGTCGATACCATTCACCGAAGTGGGAGAGCGTTCGAACCGTAGGGAATAGAGTTATAAAGAAATTCGATATGGATGGCTTCCGTAAATGGAGCGCGGAGCTCGTACTCGATGGAACCCTTACTCCTATCGAATCTCACTTCTGGGAGCTGGAGACTTTAACCCATAAGAAGAGCATCGATCGATTAAGCGCTTCTCAGCATATCCCGGAAGTAAAGATCCGCTTGAATGAACACTACAAAATGCGCGCAGATATGCTAGACTGCATCCAACGATTCGAGACCGAAGGGATCGAAATATACCGAGAGTTATTCTAATGTCAACGAGTACACCCTACGCACCGCAGATTAAGATCCCAGAACTCCTCGAGCGAGGGAAAGCGAATACGAGTACCCTCCCGATCTATCGCGATGGGGTACTGGTCGCTCCGGATGCGGTTCGGTATACTCTTTACAAACCAGATCAAGAGAAGTTAATCGATAATGCTATCGCTAGTTATCCCGCTAATATTCCTACTTACGTGCATTCCGCTGGGATACTCGATGACTCGCTTATCCTCGGAGAGGGCTATCTCCAAGAATGGAAGATTACAATTGTAGGAGAGGAATATATCTTCCGGAGGATGGCCTCGGTAGTCCTGCGGAGATTATACCCGGTAGTATCCGATGGAGATCTCACGGCTACTTATTCCCAGCTCGCAGATATACGACCATCGAATCTGAGCAGCTACCAGACCTATATCGACGAGGCGTGGTTTACGATGCTTCAGAGAATGAGACAAGAGGGAGGAGGTCTGGAGTATCTCGTAATGAGTCCGGAGGCCTTCCGCGCATCTCATCAGAATCTATCCCTCTATTATATCTTCCGTGACTTCCATTCGAGTCTAGGTCAATCGAACGGAAGATATCTGGATCTCGCGAATGAGCATTATCGACAATATAACGATGAATGGAAGCGGATTAACTTCATCTATGATCATGATCATAATGGGCAATCCGAGCAGCCAAATAACCGGATCGCTAAGCAACCGGTAATATTTTTATCTAATCCGGGAAGGTTCGGTAACTTCCGCAGGAGAAGATAATGGCTCAATCTCTATCCAGTATCCGAAAGCAGCTCGCGGAGAAGGTCGCAGCGATTACCGGCTTTAAGGAGTCGAATCATACTCCAGATTACTTCGGTAGAACTGAAAACACGATAGCCCATCGAGCCTTCTCGATTGGAGTATCGAACTCTACTGCGATGACAGAGAGACAGCGAAGAGCGATCGGGGTATATGTATCTACTCCGATGATCTGCACGTTCGCATATCGATTGCGACCTCTGGATATCTATCCCATCGATTACGATGCTGCTCTGGATGCAGAGGAGAGCGTAATCTCTGGTATTCTGAATCCGTATTCATCGGATAATCAATTCACGATTCAGTATCTCAGCTCGCAGCGAACCGTAACAGATTCTCAAGAATATATTATCATCTCTTTAACGTTCAATATCTTACACACTATCGGATAATATCGGATAGAATAATACACAGTAACACAGGAGGCCATCATGGCTTATTCAACCGTTCCTAAGACTAAACGCGATGGTCTTATCACCTTAAAAGATGGAGCCTCTCCGACTCCGGTATCCCTCGAGGTAGCCTACGAAGATGGTAACTTTACCTTCTCCGATCCTCAGCAATTCTCCGAGCTGGTGATTATGGACCGCGGAAACTTCGCAGCGATTCGTAAGCAAGATGAGCAAGCGAAAACCGGTTCATTCTCTTTTCACTTGCGACAATTCACAGATGGAAGCGAAGCGGGTTCGGTTCGTGACTTCATCAATAAAGCCGGAAACTATGCAGCGAATATCTCTACCGGTTTAACCGGGGTTCCTTATGTAGAGCATTTTTGTATCGATATTACATATCAAGCAGAAGGAACGGACTTCGGAGATGATGCAGATCACACAGTAACATTATCGAAGTGTGTATGCTCTCTGGACTTCTCAGAGGGAGATCCTTCGAGCTTTACTCTCAACTTTACCTGCTATGGTGGAGTAACCGTAACAGGACCAGCATAATCTAATCCGAGGAGGTACGAATGGAATTAGATCTTAAAAAACTCGGGAAGCATGAAACACGGCTCCCGAGTTCTATCGCAACTTGTTTAGACTTCGTAAGTATATGGGGATCGGAACCGAATCGAGCCCAGCTCGGTAGACTCTGCGCAGCTGCGATCGCTCTCAGTGTAGACCACGCTCGAATCCTTCCGGCCTATCCGATAGCATCCGGGGATCCTATCGCTTATGGCCATAAGATCCTCGATAGACTGCTATCGAATGGAGTTCCTCCGAGCGCAGTATACGAGATGGGGAGCGCGGTACTTATTGAGATGATGCAGGTTATCCCCACGGAAGAGAGCGTAGAAGAAAGAGCAAATTTTACGCATCCTCCAGAGGAGGATTAGATTATCTCGCGCTCCAGATAGCGCTCCGATGGGGTAAAGGGCCTGAATGGTTCTATACCCTCCCGGAAGATACTCGAATCTCTCTCCTCGCAGAATATAGGCTCTCTACGGAATCCATCGAGGATCGAAAGGATAGACAAGAGCGACAAAAAAGGGCTAGAATGGAAGAGATGATTCGGAGAGCGAAGAGATGAGTACAAAAATAACCAAGGGTAATGCGGGAGTCGTAATCGATACCGATCTGCAGGAGTTCTATACGGGATTCCTCGATAAGGTAGCTCCGAACGCGAAGCAGATTATCGATTCCAGCCTCGAAGAGATCCAGCGAGGAGCGGTTCGAGATTGGCCCGTAAGACCTCCCGAGATTCGCGAGAAGGATGGGAAGATCGTATTCTTTAGAATAACCACGAAGGAGAGCTGGAAGAAGTTTGAGCGCGGTTATCGGATTACCCCGGATGGAGGATTCGAGGGTTATCTCCGAAATACAGCTCCTTACTCATGGGCTATCAAGTTCGGAGTAGACTCGGAGAATAATCAAGGCCGCGATATCATCCAGCCTCAGGGCCGTAGAGTCGCTACCGAGTTAATGGTTAAACCCCAGAAGAAGCAATCGAAGAAGGTTATCTCCGCTCTCGCAGATGACTTAATGCGGAGGATATAATGGCTGAAGAAAAACGCTCGATTAATATCTCATATAAAGCCGATCTTAAGGATCTTATCGCGAAACTGAAGCAGATGCCTAACGTAACCGAGGCCGAAGCTAAGAAGATGGTAGCGGCTCTCGATAGGCAACTCAAGCAAGCGGAGAAGGCCTCGAAGAAGGCCGCGGATGCATCGAAGAAGGCCGCGAAAGAGGCCGCGAATGCAGCGAAGCGCGGAGCGGGTGACTTCGATGAACTAGCGGATAGCGCTCGAAGAGCAGAGGAGAGGCTCGAGCGAGTAGGAGAGGCCTCTGGAGATGTCGATCGGGGATTCTCTTCGATAGGGCTCGCTCTCCGTGGAGTTAATCCTCAAGTCGCAGAGGCCGCGGATGGGCTCGCGGATATGTTCGCAGTAGTCGAAGGCTTGACGATGAGCGTATCGGCTTTAAATCCCATCGTGATCGCTGCGGGAGTCGCTATCGGAGCATTGACTCTGGGCTACGTAGCGCATCAAGCGGAACTTGAGAAGGCTCGGAATCTCATCCTCGAGGTTCGAGATGCTCAAATTAAGTTAAACGAATCCCAGCGAGAGCAAGAGGATAACCTCATCGATGCGGGAGGGAAACTTCGAGAGATCCAGCGAGAATATAAGCTCTTAACTGGACAGATTACCCAGTAT